TTGTCCTTCATGTAATGACACACATCATTGTGGTATCGCATAAGTAGGACAGAGATATCAAGGTCTGCCAGAGTTTTATCTTTTTGAAGTTCGACCGTGCGTGTAACTGTGAAGGTTGGGCCGAACAATCCTTCCAGTACCAGTTTATTGGTCTCAGTACCATCAAGGGTACCCGTTAGACCAAATCTGTATTTTGCGTTGATACACTTGTCCATCATGGTTGCGAGTGACTTGGCTTTAAACAGGTGCACTTCGTCACCAAACACAGTGTCGAACTGTTCGAACCACTCACGACCAAATTTATAGATAGACTGCCAAGTAGAAATGATAATGCGTTTGTCCGTGACTTTCTCTTTCCCAGAGTATATTCTGTGACAGTACTCGTTCACGTCATACCCGTAGTCCTCGAAGTCTTTATACATCTGTTCTACGAGTGAAGTTGTGGGAACGACCACGAGGATCTTCCCGTCAGTAACCTCATGACAATACCGCATAAGGTTGTAAATTATAAAGGACTTACCACTACCCGTTGGTGACAACAGGATAGACCGTAGACTTTCTACACCGTGTGAGATGGCTTTATACTGATAGTCGCGTGGTTCGAAAGGACACCCAAGGTTCGCCAGAAACTTAATCAGTGTCGGGTGATCGACTTCGTCTTTGTACGAAGGTATACCGTACTGTTCGTGTTCTAGGATTTCTAGTTGGTAGAATCGGTCTGCGCAGAATCGACGTAGGTGCGTGTAGAGACCTACGTTCATTTGTTTGGTTACAGTGTTGTAGAGTTTGACGCGTCCATCCCAGACCTTACGTTTATACGCTGGCATGAACTTATAGCCAGGGACGAAAAATGAGAAGTACTCACGCAATTCGTTCTCCTGTGCGGGATGAGCCTCCACAGCAAAGTAACTGTGGTTGACCATCCTTATTCGTATCTTATTATCCACCTGCTTCAAAGCGTCGCCAGTCGATCATATTTCTGATCGTTTGGTGTCTCCATTTTAAACTATCAACATAATCTGTTAGAGTACTTATAACTTCCTTATAGTACGCTATTCGTTCTTTGGCTTTCTGTAACTCAGGGTCCGCCTTGTAATATAGATCCATATCACCCTTGAGGACCTTGAGACCATCGAATGGATCTAAATCCCATCCAGTGGCCCTAAGTTCATCTTCGTCCATTTTACCGTTGTAGTACTTCCACTTTTGTAGTTCTAGGGTGCTCAGATCATACTCTGCGCGTTCTAGTTTGAACTTCGCCATTGATCGCATGTGTAAGTACTTAGAGTGAAGTATAGGTGTTCTCCTAGATACTTCATCGAGTCTGTGTTCGGGGATCTCGCAGTCTTCGTCCCACTCTTTCTTAATAGCCTCTAAATCCATCGTGTAAACCTACGGTGCAAAAGGTATAGTATATCACGGATTGGTGATGTAGTCAATACAATCTTGCCAGTAATCTTGGTTGTGCCCAAGTACATAACTCAGTGTCATTCGATAACAGTTGGTACGTGCGCAGTGGTACACCACGTCACCTGAACCGTACTGACCGAAGTGACCTGCCTTTAGGTTCCAGCCTTTCTCATCCTGCACGGTGATCTCTTCACCACTCACTGGATCAATGTAACGGAACCACCCGTCACCATTCTCTGACCATGAGAAGATAAGATTGTATGCAGATGCGTTTGCGTTGTTGTGCCAACCAATAAATCCATTGGGTGGGTAGAGGGTAGATAGTGCACTAGACGATAGACCCAACTCTTCCTTTAGTGACCCGTCTAGGTTAGACCATGTCTTCTGATACTCATCGGGATGAGTCCCGTTGTAGTGATGCGGTTTGATCGGATAACACACCGATACCTCTGCGGCACCTGAGTGTTCTTCACCTTGATCAAGTATAACCTTGAGGAACTCGGGGCCTGTGTAGTAGTCCGCCTTGTCTACGTAACGAGGAAACATGCATTCGTTTGTTTCTTCAGGACTGTAGAGTTCACGGTAAGTATAACGAAAATCTTCAAGAATCGCAATAACATTTGCGTTCTTAATCTCAAATTTTTTCAGACTCATTGTATTTCAAATTCACTGTATCTAAATGTAGCGTCAAATGTAACGAATGTAGTATCACCTGCAATGGATGTGAACTCGATGGTTCCAATACTAACAGGGATACAGTTCTTGTATCGTATCTGTCGATTCGCATTGTTGTGACTTGTTAGGATCACAACGGTTATATCATTATATAGTGATGTCGTATCGTTCTCTGCGACGGTGCGTTCCAACCACGACTGCATCTCCTTGTACGCGGTCATGTCTTCGTCCACGATCAAATTGATACTTAACTCTGAATACGATATCTTATCACCGCTGATCGGTAGATGCTGTAGTTTCGCAAGTGGTATTTCGCGAGCATCTACTGCGGAGCCAGGGTGATTCACCGACTGCGCAAAGAACTCTAGGTTCGCATACTTCTCGCGGTCAATGATGACACGAAACCCTGTAGGTTGCAAAAAGTTTTTGTTAGTTGTTAGACTCATAATATGTCCTCAGTAGTCCATATTTATACACAAAAAAAAGGGAGCCCGAAGACTCCCCTAAAATGACTAGCTTGAAACCAGTTCTTTTTATTGAACTAATGAGACTTATACAGTAGTAGAAGTACCCATGATGTTCGCTACCGCGAATGAACGGTAGTAGATGTTGTTCGCAGCAATGCCGCTTGGTGGTGGTGAACCAACGAATGGGTTTGATACCATGCCGTAACGAGTCTTGAACCCGATACGTGGCTGGAAATCATCCTCACCAACTGCCTTGACCATCTGTAGTGGTACGTATGGGCAGTAGAAGATACCTGCGTCGTATGCGTTAGTACCCTTGTAGCCTACAGTGATGTAGTCAGACGCTGCATATGGATCGATGTAGACCTTGATGCGTCCGTTTAGAGTACCTGCGAAAGTGTTACCAGTGTCGTCGATGTTCAATGAAGTAGACATCGCTGGAGTGTAATCCAACATACCAGAAGCTGCTAGAGCAGTTGCAACGTCAGAAGAACATACTACGACGTTACCCTTACCGCGACGTGTTTCTTTCGCGATTTGGTTTGCTTCACGGTCAAGTTGTACAACTAGACCCTTGAACTTCTCAGCTGACCAACGACCGTCTGCATCTAGGTCTAGGTCGAAAGTGCCTGGGACATTGATGTTAGAAGTAGTTGCGCCTGTGATTGCAGTAGAGTTGATCGCGTGGACAACTTCACGGTTGATTTCCGCTAGGATCTCAGTTGACAAGATGTTCGCCAACTCAGTCTCAGCGTCTAGGCCGTGGATCGCTTTCAAGTCTTGTGCAAGTTCTAGCGAGTATTCTGCCTTCAATGCACGTGACTTAGCGGTTACAGTTGCCTTCTCGATAGTGAAGCCCATCTCTGCGAAAGAACCTGCTGGGTTGCCTTCAACGTCAACACCAGAACGACCTAGAACCTCTGCAGCTGCAGTAGACATTGCTTCGCCGTTAGGGTGAGTACCAGTTCCAGAGAAACCAGTATCAGCTTCTGCGAATAGTGCCTCTGGAGAAGTAGTCTTACCAGAACCGTAGCGAGACTTCATTGCGAAGATCAAGCCAGTTGGACCAGACATTGGCTGAACGCCACAGATGTCGTACGCCATTAGGTTAGGCATAGAACGACGAACTAGAGAGATCAATACTGGATCCCAGTTCGCTGCAGATCCAGTGTTCGCACCCGCAGATGCGTCTTCAGTCATGAAGCCTTGCATTGCAGTGCGCTCTTCCATCATTGCGCGTTCTTGGTTTTCTAGGATAGCAGCTGTAACTGCCTTACGGTGGTGATCGTTGATTTGGCCCGCAGATTCTTCATTAAGAACTGGAGACCACTTTTCGATCAATTTGTCGAATGATTGATTCATTTTAGTCTTCCTTATTTTTTAGAGGTTTTGCGTAGAGCGTTCAAGTAGTTCTCCATTAGGCCGGATACTTCTACTTCTTCAGCTTCTTCTGAAGCCGATTCTTCAATTTGCTCTGGGATTTCTTTTGAAAAGTATGACTCTTTGATAGTCGCAACTTTCTTGACGAATTGGTCTTCGTTCTCGAAGTCAACGCTCTCTGCAAGTTCACGTAACTTTTCTGCTTGAGTGTCTGCAAGATCACGAGAGGCTTCAGCGATAATAGTGTTACGCTTGTAAGTCTCTAGTTCTTCTGCAAGTGAAATAGCGTCACCAGTAGTTGAGTTTAGTTTCTCTTCTAACTCAGATACCTGCTCTGCTAGTTCATCAACTAGGTCTACCTTAGACTCAGGAACTTCAACGTAAGACTCTACGAATAGGTCCTTCATTGAGTTCATGAAGTTTTCAGCGATCTCAGTACGTAGACCGTTCTGAATCGCCAACTTGTTTTCTTCCATCCAAGATTCAACTACATAGTTTAGGTAAGAATCAACTTTACCAACTAGGTCAGACTTGATAGTCTCGACTTCTTCGGCTAGTTCTTCAGCATACTGTTCTTCAAGACGAGTGACTTCTTCAGACAGCTTAGTTTTTACAGCCGCTTCGAAGATTACCGCAGTCTTTTCCTTGAATTCTTCAGATAGAGTCGCTTCACTATCAACGATTGCAGATAGTTCTGCAGATGTGTCAAGTTCCGCTACGTCTTCTAGGTCAACACCCGCCGCTTCACATACAGACTTGTACGCCGCCATTAGATCAGTCTTCTTCATTTTTGAAGCAGTCTGATACATTGCGTTCAACATACCCGCCTTAGTCTTTGGTGGTGATTGCTTAGAAGTAGCGCCTTTTGCCGCTTTATCGACAGTTGCGATTGACTCAGGTTCAGATACCGGAGTAGCCTCTGCCTTGCCCTTCGCCGTTGGTGCTTGCGCTTCGTCCAGAGTTTCCTCCGCTAGATCGTTAGTTTCAACATCTGTATCGCGGATTTCAACTTCGACTTCTTTATTAAGATCAGTCATAGATGACTCCTTATAGTTTAGATTTGATTAACGAGAGGAAATTCTTAAACTCACGTATTTGCACTTCAGGTCGAACTGCAGCCGGTGCTGTTTTGATTTCAGTCTCTATCTCTTCAATCGCTTGAGGCTCAAGAACACCATTATTCCAGACCCAATCTACACCTTCCATTATACCATTAACAAATGCATCTGGTGCAGAGGGATCTTGTACGATATCTACCGTACTAAGAATAAAGTCCTCTTTGACGTACATTACGCCGTTTCTACTCTCAAGACTTCCCATTCCACGAGTTGACACGCCTAACTGAACACCACCCTCTAAGAGACCTTGTACGATCTTACCCATCGGAGTATCCAATATTTGTGCCTTTCCAATCACATTATTACCTTCCAATTTCAAGTCAGTAATTAAGTGGGAAACTTTATCTAGGTTAACAGTAGGGCCTTCAGGGTGATTCAACTCACCGACTGCGCGCTTCTTACTAACCTGATTTTCAACGTACGTGTTTACTGCCTTCTCCATAATTGGTTTAGGGTAAACACGTCCGTTACGATTCTTTTGATCTGCTTGCGCGAACACACCTTCAATGACGTATTTCTTTTCACCATTCTCTTTGGCTTCAACGATGCATTCGATGTCGTTTTCTACGTATTCGCTAATCAGCTTCATTTTAATTTACCTAAGTCCTTTAGGACCTGTTTCGCGGTTTTCTCCGCTTCTCTAGGTGTTTTGAAAATATCTACCTTATCACCATCGATCTTCAACTCGTAACCCTTTGGGGTTTTGGTGATGACAACCGGATAACCGCCCATCTTTTTATTGATGACGGCTTTATTTTCTCTCAGTTGTCTAAATGTCTTCATAACACCCTCGTTTTGTATTATTTATACAAAAAAAAATTTTAACAAACATTTTGTTATAAAGTAATGCAAAACGCCCCCACAGCGAGGCGTCTTACAGTCTTAACAAGGAATAATTTACTAAACGGACAGCTGCCCGATGTTTATCACTCTTCAGTTTCTACGGCTTCTTCGTCGGTCTCCTCGACCGCAACTTCCTCAGCAGAACCGAACTCCGCGGCCTCTCCACCATACTCGACATCGTCTTCGGTAAAGTCTTCCTCGTAATCTGGTTCACCATTAAATATCTGTCCTGCGACAGCGATCTTTTCTGCGTCAAGTGTTGCCTGAACCTTGTCGCCTAAAATATCATTAAATAGTGTTTCTGCATCATTAAAGTTTCCCGATGCAAGTGCATCGACAAAGCTCATAGTAGGATCGACGGTGACCTCTTCTTCAGTGGTCTCTACTTCATCATCCAACTCAAGTGTTTCAACATCTAGTGATTGATCGTCACTCATTATTTACATCTCCGGTTCTTCATCCGCGCCATCGTCCTTAGAGTTCTCACCCTCGACTTCTTTGCGCATATTTTCAATGTCTTCGTCATTAAACATCATGACGTTTTTCATTACCCACTCACGTGAGAAATATTCACCTACATACTGTGATATTTGATCCATTGTCTGTAGACGTTCACGCAGAATCTCCGCGTCCTTCATCTCTGAAAAATGGTTATCACGGTTGTAGTCAACCTGTATTTCCGTTCTCCAATCTTCCCAGTCTTGTTCGGTACAGACACCCTTCATGATCAACTGTTTCTTTAGGATGCCTAGGAATAGACCTGAGAATTTTCTACGAAGACGGTCAATAAACTTCTGGAACTTAACTTCGTCACGGTTGATCTCTGTGGATCTACCTAGAGAGAACTGGGCCTCTTGCTCCAGACGATTCAATGGTACGTTCAATGAACGGTACAGCTTCTTTTGGAAATAAAGGATATCGTCGATCTGACCTAAGTTCTCGCCCCCAGGCAGAGTACTTATCTCAGTACCACGTCCACCTTCACGACGTGGTAACCAGAAGTCTTCGAGCATCGACATATGTTTGCGGTCATCTTTGATCTCACCAGAGTTTGCATCATAGACTACCTTGTTGCGGTAACGCGACATGATGTCCTTGATGTGTTGTTCTGCCTTACCCTTCGGTAGGTTACCCACGTCGATATAGAAGATACGACGTTCTGGTGCACGTGCCATACGATAGATGACTAGAGAGTCTTCCATCATACGCAACTGGTTGACCGGCTTGATTGCCTTGTGCATATATGATAGTACACGCT